TATCAATCAGCGTTCTATCCGATTGGAGCTAAAAAATGGCTGATAATGACAAAGAGCGCGAGGCTTTCTTGGCTAAGATTGGTCAAGTAGCTCCAAGCGCACCAAAACCCGCAACCGCTAAGAAAGACGAGGAATAAGCCAAATGGCAGTTTTCTTAAATAACAAGGTTGGTCTCAAGATTAACGCTGTTGATCTTAGCGACCATGTAACTTCAGTAACGCTGAACTATGCAGCGGATGAACTAGAAGTAACCGCAATGGGCGACACCGCACACAAGTTCGTAAAGGGCTTGGAAGCCGGTACGCTCACAGTTTCATTCTTGAATGATGGAGCAGCGACGAGCGTTCTACAAACACTCAATAGCGCATTCGGCACAACTGTCGCGTGCAAAGCTATTCAGCAAAAGGGAACAGCTGTGGACGCAACAAACCCTGTTTATGAGTTTGATATTCTTGTCAACAACCTAACCCCAATTAACGGCGGTGTAGGCGACATGGCAACTCAAGACATTACTTTCACACTCAATTCCAAGTTGACTGTAAACGCTTCAGGTACATTCTAAATTAGGAGAAATGGGCAATGGCAAAGTTAATAGTGACAAGGGCTGACGGGACGAAATCTACTCACCAGATTACTCCCGCTGTCGAATACGCTTTTGAGCAGCAGTTTCGCAAAGGTTTTCATAAAGCCTTTCGTGAAGATGAGAAGCAAGAGCATATTTATTGGCTTGCTTGGGAATGTCTACGCCGCGCAGATGCGCCAGACGTTAAGCCGTTTGGTGCTGCATTTCTGGACACGCTCGCTGCCGTAGATGTGGTGGCAGACGATTCCCCAAATGGCTAACGCGCGATTCTTTTACTTATCGGATTGCTCAGCTGAGCATTCATACAGGAATCGCGCCTAGTGAATTTATTAACATGGATCAAGATTTGCTTAAAGCCTTTTACGAAGTCTTAAAGCAACAGGCTAGGGAAAGAGAACATGCCAGTAGAGGTAAAAGGGGTCGTAGAAGCTAGAAAGATTCTGCGCAAATTAGCACCCGATACCTTAAAAGGCTATAACGCTGAAATAGCAGCGCCATTAAAAGATATTACAAAAGTCGCTCGCAATATGACACCGGATAGCATTACCGGTCTTGCAAACTTTACCTATCCCGGTTATGAGCGCAAAGCAAGCATTGAAGGTAAAAGAGCCTTTCCGTCTTTTGTGCCTAACGTTGTCAGACGTGGATTGACTTATTCATTAGCCAAAAGCCGTGCCAATCGCACAGGTTGGGTTTCATTAGTTTCCATGCTTAATAAATCTGCGGCTGGTGCTATTATCGAAACGGCTGGGCGTAAAAATCCTTATGGAAGTCCACAATCAAGATCCAATAACCCTAAAGCTGGTGGACAATTCATAAGCAAGCTTAATGACGAAATAGGTGTTTTACAGCAGACGGGGCAGACTGCAAAAACACAAGGTCGCTTGATGGGCGCGGCGCTAGTAGAAAATAAAGGCAAGGCACAAACGGCTGTGCTAAAGGTTTTGGAACGGGTAAGCAAATCGGCTAATACTGAGATAGCGAGGATGAAGCGTGGCAATTAATTTTCCCATAGTCACGACCTTTGATGACAAGGCTGTAAGAAAAGCCGATGATGCCTTCACTAAATTAGGCAAAACTTTTATTGGTGTTTTCTCCGTTGCAAAAGTTGTTTCCTTTGGTAAGGCTTCAATCAAAGCATTTTCTGAAGCACAGAAAGAAGCACAGCTACTTTCAACTCAGTTACAAGCCGTTAATCTTGGATTCGCTTCACCATTTCTAAATGAGTTTATCGACAAATTAGCTTTAGCAACAGGCAAAACTGGTGGTGATCTTACCAACGCTTTCATTGCTTTATCACAAGCAACGGGTGATGCGACCACAGCTCAAAAACTTCTTACCACAGCCCTTGACGTTAGTTTAGGTACAGGAAAAGACCTTCAGACAGTTGCTAACGCATTGCAAAGAGCCTACAAAGGCGAAACGACTGCATTGGCTAAACTTCGCATTGGATATACAACGGCTGAACTTAAAGGCAAAAAATTTGATGATGTTTTGGCTGATTTGCAAAAACGTTTCAGCGGCGCAGCTTCGGATGCTGTCGACACGTTTGCAGGGAAGATGGCACGACTAAACGAAGCAGTAGACCAAGCTAAAGAAAAACTAGGCGAAGGTTTAGTCAAAGGTTTAGAAGATTCAAAAGTTAGCATTGAAGAATTGCAGCAAAAGATTATTGACACAGGTGAAGCACTAGGCAACCTTGCTGCGGATGTTGTTAAGTTTGTAGATAAAACAATTGCTGCTTTTGATAGGTTAGCAAATAGCGCACCAGTCAAATTCCTGTCAAAGTTAATAGAATTACTCGGCAGATACGTCTTAGAACCTGTGGTAATGGGTGGCGGGTTTGGTGGATCGTTTAGTGCCGGAGATGCTAAGCGTGCTGGAGACGCACGCAGATTATCGGAAAAACAAAACGCGGCTAATTTAAGAGCGCAAAACGCTTTAGCAAAAGCCGAAGCAAAAGCAGCGGCATCTAAATTGGCTGCGACAAAGAAACAAGCCGAAGCAGAAAAGAAAAAGAATCGCGAAAACGCAATTATAAACGATTTGCAAAAACGCTTCGATATGGAGCGAATCCAAATTCAAGCAGCTTTAGGCGGTCAGATTAACGAAGTAGAACGTTTGCGCCTAGAACTCATGCAAGCAATTCTTGATGAAGATGTAAAACGTGCAATCATTCTTGAAGGTCAACTAATCAAGGCTGAAGCCGCTGCTGCTGAATTGGCTAACCTGCTCGATTCGCTAGACACAATGGTCGGAGATCCGTTTGCAGATTGGCCGGGCACAATCACTAGAATCCAAGCATTATTAAAGACTCTTAACATAAAGATTCCCATTGAAACTTTGTTCGCTGAGAAAGGTCTAAAGCTAGACCAAGATAAAATGACTGTAACAAAGTTAGACCGCATGGATGTAGACGCAAACAATGTCTACATAAACGGCGCGCTTATGGGTCAGAATCAGCCATTATCAAGCAGCAGTACGCTGCCAGCGGATGTATGGGCTGCGTATGCAAAAGGCGATCCCGCGACTATTGTGGCGGTTAATGAGCACGCGGACGCTATCCTTGCTTTAGCCGATGCTGAGTTAATGCTTGCAGATTCCTTGCTTGCTGAATCAGGTGGGAACATTACAGAAATCATTGTGAATGTAGAAGGTTCAGTCATAAGCGAAGGCGACCTAGCCGAAACGATTACAAATATCCAATATGAGATGCAACGGCGTGGACAAAATGTTCTCATAGATAGCGTTGCGATTTAATGGCTGCACCACAAGTCCGTGTCTTTGTTGACTTTGATAGCGACACCGCTTTTGAAACTAATCCGTTAATCTTGGGTTCAGCTACGAAAGGCATACTAGGCACAAACCGCTTAGGCTCAGGCACGCTGCCTGTTGAGATAACTGATTTGGTAACCCGTGTCGGGATACGGCGTGGGCGCAACCGCATTACGTCTAAGTTTGAAGCTGGTACGGCAGATGTGGTTTTGTACGATCAAAACGGCGACTGGAATCCGATGAACACGGCTGGGGCTTATTACCCGAATCTAGTGCCGCTTCGTCAAATTATTATCTACGCAACTTACTCAGGCGTTGACTATTACCTTTACTCAGGATTTATTCAAAAATATGACACAGGCTTTAGACAAGGTAACGAGGATTTGTCTACTGTAACCCTTCGCTGCGTTGATGGCTTCAAACTGCTTGCTGGTTCAGCCATAAGCACAGTCACAGGCGCACCTGCGGGACAACTTTCAGGCGCTCGCGTTAATGCCATTTTAGACGCGATTGACTGGCCTGTAAGCCTTCGGGATATAGACACCGGTGACTCAACCCTTCAGGCAGATCCCGGAACGCCTAGAAACGCCTTAGAAGCCCTGCAAACAGTAGAGAACAGCGAGTTCGGCGGTATATTCCTAGACGCTGAAGGCAGGGTAGATTTTGTCAGCCGTAACAACCTAATCACCATTCCTGCAACTGCCGCCTATACCTTTAGCGATACAGGCTCAAACATTTCTTACACCAATGCCGTTGTCGCTTTTGATGACACAAATTTAATAAATGACGTGACTATTACCCGTGAGGCCGGTACGGCACAGAACGCTTTTGATCAGACTTCTATTGACAAATACTTTTTACATTCAGGTAAGCGTGAAGGCATCCTTGTTCAGACAGACGCCGAAGCGCTCAATCAGGCTAAAGGCATCCTAGCCACACGCAAAGACCCTGAAATCCGTATCGATAGCATCCAGCTCAACCTTTACGATGATGTGAATCCTAATAAGCCGCTGGCAGGGGTCGACATTGAATTGCTAGATGGAGTGCTTGTAACTAAGACAATGCCGGGATCTACCAGCATTACTCAACCTAGCCTAGTCAATGGCATACACCACGACATTACAAAATCAAGCTGGAACACAACCCTATTCACATCCGAGCCTTTGCTTGCCGGCTTCGTGTTAGATAGCACGATTAGCGGTATAATAGGCGAGGACGTGCTGAGCTACTAAGGAGCAATAATGGCAGGTGCAGGATATAAGCTGTTTAACACGGGTGACGTGCTTACAGCAGCTCAGGTGAACACATATTTACAAGAGCAGACAGTTATGGTGTTTGCGAGTGCTGCGGCTCGTACAACGGCGCTTGCGAGCGTTTTAGCTGAAGGAATGGTTTCCTACCTTCAAGATACTAACGCAGTTGAAGTTTATAATGGATCGGCGTGGGTTGGGATAGCCAATTCAGGCGATATAACTAGCGTTACGGCTGGAACTGGATTAACAGGTGGCGGAACAAGTGGTGATGTAACACTTTCTCTTTCGACACCTGTATCCGCTACAAATGGCGGGACTGCACAGAGCACTTATACTACGGGAGATTTGCTTTACGCGTCTGCGACAAATACGTTGTCCAAATTAAATGTCGGTACGACTGGACAAATTTTAACTGTTGCCGGGGGCGTTCCTTCATGGGCAACTGCATCATCGGGCGGCGGTGGGTTGACATTTATTAAAAAACAGACAGTAGGTACTTCGGTTAGCAGCGTTACTGTATCCGATGCTTTCACCAGCACTTATGATAATTATTTAATCACATTTACTGGTGGTTCATCTTCAGCTGATTCAGCCGATTTAAATATCAAATTCGGTTCAGCGACTACTGGTTACAAATATGTCGGTACATATATGCGATTTACTTCTTCGACAATAAATTCTTACGCCACAACTTCATCTGGTTCAATTGGTATTGGTGGCATGAGTTCTTATGGCGCTTGTTCATTCATTTATGTAATGAGTCCATATCTAAGTGCTAGAACAACAACAATTGCTCACACATCGACTAATCATAATGATATGTATTGGCAAGACTACAAAGGTGTTTTGGACAATAGCACTTCTTATACGTCTTTCATTATTGCATCTTCAGGGTCAATGACTGGTGGAGAAATTCGCGTTTATGGTTATCAGAATAGTTAGGAAGCAAAATGTATAAAGTTCAAATTGATGATGAAATCCGAACAGCTACAGCCGAAGAAATCGCTATTATCGAAGCCGAGCGCGAAGAAATTGCAACTCGTCAAGCTGAAATAGAAGCAAAGATTAAAGCTAAAGCCGAAGCTGAAGCTAAGTTAGCCACTCTGGGTTTAACTTCCGAGCATTTAAAGGCTTTGGGACTTGCCTAAACTTTGCAAAGCCGGTCAACAACTTCGGGAGCAAATAGACGATGCGTTCCCCGATAGAAATCGAAACGCGCCTGAGGGCTGGCTCGGTGATTCACGCCATGCCGCCAGAGTTAGCGATCATAACCCTGACCCTGCTTCGCAAATTGTACGTGCCTACGACTTTAACGCTGATCTTGGATCAAGCAAACATGAAGCATACGACCTTGCTGATCAGCTTCGACTACTTGCCCGATCTGATAAACGAATTTCTTACATAATCTTCAATGGTAAAATTGCCAGCTGGAGAAAGAATTACAAGTGGAGAGCGTACAGAGGAATTAATCCGCACAAATCGCATATCCATATCAG